TCTGGTGTAAAGAAAAAAGGATTTAAATCTGGGTTTGGACAACACATATAAAAAAGATACATATATATTTTAAGATAGTCATCCGGATATTCATCCATGACATCCTTAAGAGCCTTTAATGTATAACAATGTTCAGTAGGAATTACCACTCCATTCTGAACATCAAATAGTTTTGTAAAATTCATTTCTTTTTTATTTTATGTCTATTATCATGAAGATAATGAATAATTGCCATTACTTCATCAACTAAATATGGAACCGCAATAGGAATTACTTTATTCATAATTGGATCTTTATTATCATCTAACTTAACAATTGGGTATCCCCACTCGTCTTCTCTTTCTATTTCAAATGTTATATGATGAATAAATATCTTTCCTGGTTTCAGTTTGGGATTATGCTTCAATATAATATACATATAAATACTAAGCTGTAAAGCATAATGGTAGAAATGACAATCATCTAATGCATCAACAGGAGCAAGTAATTTTTCTGATTTACCTTCCCAATCAACAAAGGATTCTTTTTTGATTTCTTTGTTTGTTTTATAGTCAATAATATTTACATGACCATTAACTATCTCTACAAGATCTGATTGTCCACAAAGGCCTGCAGACTTTAAATAAACCATGTGTTCTGGATAAACACCAGATTCTAATTTTTGAGATGGAGCAAGTTTAATTCCATCATTAAGTTCAGTTGGTTTAAATACCGGAACTGTAATACCTTCTCTTTCTATTGATGCTAAAGAAGATAAATCACTTTCTCTTTGGTTATGGTACCATGTTCCAAGTGTAGTTGATCTGTCAGCTTCATTAGTCCAAATTTGTTGAATTATTTTTGGATCAATACCATACCATTTTGAGCTCTTTTTTTTGCTTACTTTTTCAGCAATTTTTTTAGCATCAAAAGGTTTTTTAAAATGAGATACTAGTGTAGTAACACTTATCCAATTAATGTTACTTTCATCAATGCTTCTATAGCTATGATCTTCAGAATTAAATACTATACTCATAGCTCTTCTAGTTTAGTTTCTTCATCTTCAGTAGCCATTGCAGACCACTTGCCTAATGGACATTCAGATGATAAAGATCTAGTTTTAAAACTTAATGAGCATCCACATTCATTGCAACATGGAGCTGTACCTTTTACTGCACATTTTTTACCTTTGCTGGGACACTCTTCGCATATTGAATATCTTAAAGTTGCAATTTCTTCAACCGTTTCATCTCTAATAATAGAATTACTTATCCCTTCAAGAATCTGTTTTCTATTCTCCCAGATTATTTTGAGTGTATTTTTCATTTTTATTTTGATTAAATATTTCTTTTCTTAAAGAATCTTGATTTATCATTTCATTCATTTTTTCTAGTAACTGAACTCTTTCTTCAATAGCTTTCTTGTTATAGTATGCTTTGAATGTTGATGTATCATGGTTCTCTAACATCTTATTACATTTCGGAATAGATTTAGTAACTAAATTTTTTCTAATTACAAATTGACCTAATCCCTCAACATTTATTGTTGGGTGTTGTAAATTGGTAAGTGTATTTTTAAGTTCTCTATAATAAAAGTCAATCAATGCATCTACTAAATTTTCAGAAACATTCATTTCTTCTGATACATCTTTATATAGTAATTTAGATTTTTTTGGAATCATCTGCCCAAAAATTTATAATCTAATAATATGTCACCGTCTGTCTGTATTTTCATCACAGGATTTAATAGTACAATCTTTTTATTTTTTGGATCTTTTACAACTAATCCTTGTTTCTCACACTTATTTATACAATTTCTAACTGTTTGTTCTGATTTAAAAATTGTGTATTCATCAGATGCTTCATAACAGAATGCAGATAATTCAATAGGACCTAAATCACTAAGTAAAGTAAGACAATCTAAGTCAGAATTACTCACTGTTATACGTTTAATATAACAGTGAGTTAGTATCTGATATTTGATAACGTCTTTTTTAGACATTACTACTCTTTTCTGTACTTGGTTAACTAAAGCCATTACTGTTTCTTTAATCTTCTTTGAGAAGTTTCTGGATTAACTCTTGTTTCTTCTTCATTGTTTTCCTCCTCTTCTGGTGGTGCCATCATCATAGCATACTGAATCTGAAACTGCGCTCTTTTAAATCTTACTTCATCTATATTCATTAGAATAGTTTCATACTTTAATTGAGCTTCTAAGTATGTTAAAGATTCAGTATAAAACTTTAACATGTCTTCTTTCTTAGCATCTACCTCTTCCTGAGTAAATGTTTTTTCTTGTTGGTTTTCCATTTTTTATATAATTAATGTTTACACAAATATACAAGAAAAGTTTATACGGAAAAGGTTTAAACAAAAAAAAAAATATAGATAAATTAAATTGCCTGGGTTTCTATGCTTAGAGAAGCTTTATCTATTTTTAATTGTAAAGTTTAATATTGTTAGCATATAAAACTCTCTAGAAATATCTATCTCTAATGTAAAGAAGTCTATAATACCTACTCTAAATCTTACAGCAAATTTATCCCATTGCTTTCTTGATGTGTTCCAGTTGTTTCTAAATTTCATAATTATAAGTTTTTTAACATTTGTATTACTCTTGGACAAGGATACATATCTGACTTGTCTTTTCTTACTGAATTATGTGTAAAGATACCTTTATTTCCTTTAAGTGCATCTATATCTATATCCCATATAGATTCATTATAGTCTTTAGGTATATCATAAGTTTCACAAAGATATTCTACTAGTTGTCTTAATGACTCTATCTGAGCATCTGTATAAGTAAACCAATGCTTATATCCTTTGTAAGGTTTTTCTAAGGTTGTCACATAAGAGGCATTAACTTCTCCTCCTACATAATTGTAGTATTTATTATTTTTAAAAGTTAATGGTCCCCAGTTACAAACCTCAATACCTATACTTATAGGATCTAAAGATATGTAAGGAACCTTATTAGCTTTAAAAATACTTTCTTTTAAACCTAAATGATATGCCCAGTCTTTAGAACTGAAACATTGTACTATTGTACCGTTTGCTCCAATTATAAATGCTGTTGCAACTCTCTCAGGTTTAGTATCAAAATACTTAGCTACAGATACTGCATCAGGTCCACCTGCTGTATGGTGTAAATAGATTTGTTTCTTTTCATGTTTAGCATCCATGAACTGACCAGGCTTCAACCTATGTTGAACTATTTTGCTTATGTCTAATTTCATAATACATCATCTTTTGTATCCTTGTATGCACTTGTAACGGTTTTAACAGTCTTTCTAATTCTATTAAAAGAGTTTGATACACTTTTTAAAATGTTATTCTTTGATATATCAAACCAATTTTCATTTATTGAAGATACTTCCATAAGACAAAGTATTGCCAATAAAATATTAGTACATATTGCCGGTGATATAATTAAAGCTTGTAAATTAAAAACCTTTAACATTGCTGATATAAATGGTGTTAATGCATAATAATCAATTGGAAATATAACTGCTGCCATTACTAAATAACCAGCAGTCTTATGTAAATAACCTAGTCTTAATATTCTAGATTTAAATACATCTTTATATTTTCTTTTTGTTTCTTCAGCTATTTTTTTAAGTGATATTAATTTAACAACAGTGTCTACTAAAATTGTAAACATTAAAATTAATACAAGCATTTGTATAGGAGCAAAGAAAGAAAACATAGCACTAAAAAAGAAAATTAAATTTGTTTTCATATCACTGGAATTTGTGCTTTTATTATTCTATAAACTACATATAGGATTACTAAAATTAACCATATACCACCAAACCAAGCTAGGAAATTTATCCACCCCGGAATATATTTAATTTTTTCTGGTTTAAGTGTTTTGGTTATAGTATTGGTATGATATATATCATTACCCTTGATTGTTTTATATATAGTGTCAACTTTGACTTTTGTGTAGTACACATTGTTTTGAAGTTTAGTTTGTAAACTTACTAACTTACCATCCTTGTCTCTAAGGTCACCATTTAGTTTAGATATAACATTACCAAGAGAGTCACAATAAAGTGTGTCTAATAGCGTTATTGTTTCTCCAGGAATAGTTATTGTAGTGTCCTTAACTTGTATTACTGTTATTGTGCTATCTTTTTGAACACACAATGGGCAGTATTTAGCAAGTCTTCTTTCTAATGAACAAGAAGTGATAAATACTAGTAATAAAGAAAGTATAATTAAGTTTTTCATAATATTTAAATATTTTCAATAACAATTTGTGTACCCCTAACAGTAGACCCGCTTGCTGTTAAAACAATTGGATTTTGTGGTTTAGATATTTGAATTAATGTACTCATTGTAAATTGATATATTTTATTTATAGTTTATCTACTCACCTCTTCCCAGTCCATTGATGAATAAATCAATTCACTATTTGTACTTGCTGCTACAATTAATGAAAGTTCATAAGATGTACTTGTAAAAGAATTTCTTTCAAGTTGAAAAGAAAATAATGCTTCTTTTAATATATTTAAATTTGCTGAAGCTTGTGCAGTAGATGTTATAAATCCAGATGCTAAAGTTCTTCCTCCTGCAAAACTTGTTCCTGTTATATTGTACTCAACAGATGAATTTACACCTGCAGAAACCCATGCACCACCAGTAGTTGTTCCAGTTGCAACAACTTTCCAGTTATAAATACCAGTTGCTACACCCATAATAGAAAGTGCAGTAAGGATAACTATAGCATCTTGATATCCTGCACTTAATTTTATACTTACTATAGGATAAAATGTACCTGCTACAGCTAAATTTTTAGGTGCTGTAATAGGTGTACCAACAGCTTGTTGAGCTCCTCTTAACTCATATCCTCCCTCTGATATTACAGAAGAACAAACTTGCTTTAATGTAGTTGCAGTTGCTGTTGATGCATTAAGTATCTCACATCTTAATGGTAATGATGCTGTAGTAATATAAGTAGAAGCAATTAAGTTAGCGTGATTAAATCTATGGCAAACTATAAAGTTTCCATCTATTATAAACCCTATTCTTACTGTGCCTTCACCTAACCACTCAATATCCATAAATAGAATCTGAGCTTTAGTGATATCCAAAGTTACTCCTGATGGTCCATTACCATCCATTGTGTCAGCATTCCAAGAAGCTTGATTTACAACACTTTCAGTTACTACACCTGTAACTAAACTTCTTTCTACAAAGCTTAAAGTGTTGTCTCTTAATTGAATATATATACCATTTTCTGTTCCAAAATAACCCACCCTTTGTCTTAAGTTAGTTTGAGCTGGAGCCATTACAAATGTATTCGTAACCAACAAAGACTTACCTGGTTGATAAGAAAATACTTTTGTTGTTTCTCTTATTACTTCAGATCCAGCTGTACTAGTTACATTTAGATTCATTAGTCCTTCATTTGGACTAAATACTGCAGTACCTCCACTTGTTGTAGAAGTATTCCATAAACCATTATCTCTATATCTATGAGATGAATCAAATAATGTTAATGGTTGTGCAGTTCTAACTCTACCAAATGCATCTGTAAGCATTGGGTATTGTGCAAAAATGTCATTAGAACCTGAACCTCCTATGGAAACTATAGTACTCATATCCTATTGAATCCAAGTAATTAAAAATGTAGTACCTGTTGCATCATAACTAATACCATTTAGAGTATTATTTTTATCCGGAGCAAAATTTATAGTTGCTGCTGCAGGTAAAGTAACACCAGCAACTAATCCAGCAGCACCACCAACATTAGCTATTGAAAAACCATATGTTGTTGGAATGCTACCAGCAGCAGTATCAGAAATAATTACAGGTGTTCTGGTTTGTATTACACTAGCTCCTACTAAAGAATCATAGATTTTTTGTATTCCGTCAAGTACTCTGTATTGCCAAGGCCAATTGTTTCCCTGTAGACCACTATTTTTTAAATCTCCTATACTATTTGACATATCTTAAGTTTTTACTTAACTACTTTTACTATTAAATCTGTACCAGATACAGTAGTGTAAAATTCTCCAGGTTTTAGTCCAGCGGCCAGTGCAGCTGCATTATTTGCAAACTGCAGACCAACAATACTTGCACCAAAATCACGTAAGAATTTATCTACTGACCTGTTTTGATATTGATACATCTGAACAAGTTTAGATGTATACTCAGGCATTGTGTTCTGTGGATTATCCACATTTTCAAATTCAGGTAGAGTTGCCATGTTTTAATTATTAAAGTGATAATAATAGTTTATATACTACACCGTTTATAGTTACTGGTAAGTAATGACTCTGTGCAGCTGCTGCATTTGTTACAGGTCCTACTGGAGATGTTACACTACCAATTACAAGTTGACCACTTGCGGTAGCTGTAGCTCCTTGACCAATTATAATACAGTTATTAAATGCACCAGTTTCGGTATCAGAACCAATTGCTGTGTTATTAGTACCTGTTGCAGAAGCCATTGATCTACTACCAATTGCAGTATTTTTTGCACCAGTAGTAATGTTTGCTAATGCAGCATAACCTAATGCAGCATTACCTGTTCCAGTTGTAACACTATCAGCAGCACTTGACCCAACAACAGTATTAAAATTTCCAGTAGTTAAAGCAAATAAAGTACTTTCACCTATAGCAACATTGTTATTTGTTGCAGATGGAGTATTCATTGAATTAAACCCAATTGCTACATTGCTAAATCCAGTAGTATTATTAAGTAATGCAAATTGTCCTATTCCTGTGTTGTTAGAACCTGTTGTAGTGCTTCTTAATGCAAATCTACCAAAAGCATTATTAGCAGTACCTGTTGATAAAATTCTTAAAGCACTTTCACCAAAAGCTGAATTATTACTTCCAGATGTTACAGATCCTAATGCATCTGTACCAAAAGCAGAATTACTTGAACCTGTAGTAATTGATTGTAATGCATTTTCTCCAAATTGCGTATTAGTTGCAATATTACCTACTCCATTACACCATATAGTTCTCTCAGTATTATTATATTCAAGTTGTGGTGGTAAACTATAGTCAGGTACGTTTAAAGTTGATCCTACTAAAGTTGCAACTCCTGTTGTTCCTGTTGTAGTTAATGTTGCAACACCTGATGGACCTGCCGGACCAGTAGGGCCTGTTGCACCAGCTGGACCTTGAGGACCTGTTGGACCTACAAGACCTTGAGGACCAGTAGCACCAGGTGCACCCGTAGCACCAGTAGCTCCCGCGGCACCTGCAGGACCTGTTGCTCCTACAGCAGCAAGTAATGCCCAGTTACCTGGATCTAATGTTGGATCTAATACTGATGGACCTACACCTGCAGGATTATAACAGAAATAAGATGCACCTCCAAAGGAAACAGCATCATTTAATGCATAACCTACAGCTGAACTCCAAATTCCTTGCCAAGTTAATCCTGCAGGGCCGATTGGTCCTTGTGGACCTGTTGCACCTGCAGCTCCCTGTGGTCCAGTTGCCCCAGTAGCTCCAACAGCTCCTGTTGCACCAGTAGGTCCTGTAGCTCCTG